GCAATTGCTTAAGGACCAGTCGGGTCTGAAAGCTCAGCAGCTTCAGTTGGCTATTTCTGAGTTAAATGTACGTCGCCAACTTGCCGCACTGGAAAGCCCTCGTCGTCAGCAGGACATAAGCCAATCTCGTGCTGGTCAGATCGCTGGTGTTGAGGCGCAACTTGCCTTCCCGTTTGGAGGTGACGAGCTTGAGCGTATTAACCAGCAGCAAGAGCAAAGCGCCCGTTACTACGAAACAATTACCCCCCTCGAACGTGAACTTGCTGATTTGCAACTTAGCAGAGCCAACCTTACATCCGATGTAGACGAAGAAAGAAGAAAAGATTTGGATCAACAGATTGCAGGAAAGCAGTCTGAAATTCAGTTGGAAACTCAAGCACTGAACTTACTAAGCCAGAAGGAAAAACAGCTGTTGCAACAACAGCAAGTTTTTAAGCGGTACAAATTTATTGCTGATGAAATGTCCAGAGCGTTTTCGGACTCTATTACCGGCCTTATCACTGGTACAACAACTGTTTCAGAAGCCTTTGGTCAGATGTTTGAGAACATCGGCAAAGCATTTATCAATATGGTCACTGAAATGCTTGCACAGGCGGCGTTACTGGCTGTGATTAAAGCATTGCTTCCAGGTTCAAGTAGCAGCGGACTTCCCGGCTTTGACATGGGAGGCACGCTTGCAGGCGAAGGAATCTTTACGGGGGGAGGACCCTTCCAGTTTCGAGCAGAAGGCGGTCCGGTTTCCGCTGGTCAGCCTTACGTGGTTGGCGAGAAAGGCCCAGAACTGTTTGTACCGGGCAGTAGTGGCAACGTCGTGCCCAACGACATGTTCGAGGCAACCCGCAGTGCAATTGGCGGTGGCGGCGGTGGATCGGCAGCCTTCGACGAAAACCGCGAAGCCTTGAACTCGGTCACTACCCTCAACCGTGAGCGTCAGGTCGAACGCCTGCTTACTTCCGGCGCCACCAGCACCGAAATTCGCTACAGCCGCGTTGGCTCTGGCGACCTGCCCTTCGTGACCGAGGAGAATATGCTGCAGGCAACACGGGTTGCAGCACAAGAGGGCGCACGCTTGGGTCAGGCACGCACGTTGGCAGCACTAAAAAATAATCCCGGCACTCGTCGCTCGGTGGGTATCTGACCATGAGTGAAGTTGCAGTCGGGACCTACATCCGCTTTTTCCTTCCGAGCGGGGGTGCCACCACTTACGCCTTCCAAAACTTCCACGCTGGCGAGACCCGCGAGTACGGCGGCGTCAACTACGTTTTCTCGGGCTTTGGCTTCACTGGAACGACCGTGAGCCTGGACGGTTCCAACATTTCAGCCCAGCTCATCTTTGGCGTAAATCAGCTGTCCTTGAATTTTGTGCAGCAGGCAGCCGACGATCGCTGGGTCGTCCAGATCCGCACTGTTTGGCTGGATACTGATACCTACGAGGAGACTTCAACGTATACCGACGAGACGTTCCAAATCACGGCTTACCAGCACGACGGAAGTAGGCTGGGTCTTGATCTGGGCAGTCCTTTAGACGCTGTAGCGGGCCAAGCTCCCAAGCGCACGTTGTCCCAGTATTTAGTCGGCTCCCTGCCTACAACTGGAAGCATCTCTTTCGTCTAATGCTGAATCCCAAAGGCCATCCGATCGCTCTTCTGCCCGAAGACCGCGAGCTAATGCGCCTATTGGGGCTAAGCGAGGCTGAATATCGCGGATTTGTTCGAGAGTGCGCCAAGCACAGCAAGATTCAGCCCGGCACGATCACAAACATTGCCATTGATGTACTAATCCTTTATTTGGTTATCGGCGTGGCACTTAGTGCTGCAGCCGCACTGCTGTTTAGGCCGAAACCACCTAATAAACCAATTGAAATTCGACAAAGTTCTGAAGGCGGTCAGAACGTTGTCAACCGCAGCGAGTACGCACCCAAGGCCGGCTTTGACTCACTGCAGAACGTCGTCGAGCTAGGCAGCACCATTCCGCTGGTGTACGCCAAGCGCGAGACGATAGGCACCACTACTTACGGCGGAGTTCGCGTCAACACCAATCTGTTGTGGTCGCAGATGATCAGCCAAGGCGGCGGTCAAATGCTTCGCGCCGTGTTCCTGATTGGCGAGGGCACGGTTGACGAAATCGACCCAGATCAATTTGCCCTGGGCGACAACGTATTGGGCAGCTACGACTTTTCTACGGCCAACTCAGCATCTAGCCGCGTCACCTTTTATGTAAGTAAGGACGGCGGGCGCCTTGTTGCCGCAGACCGTGTCGCTGGTCGTAGCGCCGCCAACGATCCCGGCAACTCTGAAAACGATGGTGCGGATGACGTTTATCAGATCCGTGGTCTGAACGACGACTGGACCACTGACTTCTGCTACGCCTTTAAACCCAGCACCCAAACCCAATTTGGTGTTTACCAGCTGATCGGTAACGGCTTGGGCTTCCGCGTGAACCCGCAGCTTCGCCCGGCAGTTGTGATCAAAACTGAGCCAGCCGGTGAAACCGACACTCGTATTCGTTGTAATACCGATGGAGTCGCCCAAGCCCAACGCGATAAGTACAACAACAAATTTTCAAGTCGTTCCGGCCTTACGCAGAAGAACGGTTCAGGGGCTAGTGGCTTTCAATCCCTCGCTGTTGGGGACACCGTTACCTATGTCCTGAGCAACGGCAGCGACGCAAACACAACCTTCATTGGTGTGCAGGAAGGTCCAGACCATGAGGAGACTTGCCGCGATGTTGCCCAGTCGGTGGCAGGTCGGCAGCACGGTTGGGACGATGCCATCACCATCGGCGACTTGTATAAGTGCGGCACTGCGTTGATGGTTTGCGAATCCCGCACACCAGACAACGAGATCTTCTCATCCGAGATTGACCAAGATCCCGTTGGTGGCGGCCAGCAAATTTCTGTGTTGTTCCGCGTTGTCCGAGCTGGTACGGCCCTACTTGAGGGCACAGGCGGCACTAAGTCTGCAACAGAAACTAGCCACATCATGAAGGTGGCGATCTCAAACTTCGCGTTGCCCCGTCCGGCGCAGGTTTTGGAGTTAGGCATTCGCAGCTCTTTGGGCATCCAAATCAGCGGTCTTTGCAACTTCCGCGACTCGTTGAGTCAAGATGAGATTGATGGGCGAGCTTGCACCTACTTCAATAACAAGACCTACCGTCCAGACCAGAGTCTTGAAGTAAGCAACTATCAATCTGGATCGTTTAGCGGCACTGAAACGCGCTACAGCTTTTTCCGCATTGGTTACCGCGAGGCTGGAAGCGGCGACAACTACACCTACATCGATCAGTGCTTCGGCACTCGCAGTGTCACCCGCCAAGCGAGCTACAACTACCTGCGACTTCAAATGCCATCAGTGGCCCGATGGGAGTTTCGGATTGAGCCTTTGTCGGGCTACGAAATCCGCAACAACGCGGTAACAGGCAATCTTGAGGTACTGGACGCACACATCTCGGGAACTCGGACCATTACTTCTGGTTCTGGCACCAGCTTGGTCACTGCGGTGTTTACGGGTGAGCCAGTAGCCCGAAGCTCGAACACCTTTGGCATTCCAGCAATTAAAAACCAGAATCTTGGCGTCACACTGCAGGAAGGTGATAGCTACGCCGATAGCTGGGGCAAGTTGGCCGAGGCGTTTGTCTTTAACGAAATCAGCTCGTCCGCAAGCAACCCTGAGCACGAAGTCGTTTACGTCAACCTGCTGACTCCCAATCCCAACATCCCTACTTACGACAACATGGCGCTGGTCGGGATGAACATCCGCAGTAGCACTGAAGCGCGTGAGCTTAACCAGCTCAGCGTCTACGTCAACAAGGGCATCAACAGCATCCACACCTTCCCCGAAGTGTTGGAAGACCTGCTTACCAATGAGCGCTATGGCGCTGGATCGGTGCTTAGCGAACTGCAGGTCGATACTGCAGCATTTGCCGAGTGCGCGACTTGGACATCAGATCGTCGTTACTTCTTCGATGGTGCGTTGTCCGCGCCAGTGAACCTGCGGCAATGGGCTAGCCAGACCGCCGGTTTCTTCTTGCTGGATTTGGTCATCCGTAACGGCAAATTTTCGCTGCAGCCAGCCGTTTACTTCGATCAAAGAGAGACCATTACCGCGCTGTACACAGCGGGCAACATCCTTGAAGACTCGTTTGAGCTGGTCTACAGCGACGTTGATCAACGCATTCCCAACCGCGTGTCGGTGAAATGGCGCGAAGAGCGTGCATCCACCGATGACAACAACAAGGGCCTGTTCCCAGTGATTCGTGAGGTCACTGTCCGCGAGGCTGGCACGCCTAACGATGCGCCACTGGAGTCAATCGACCTAAGCGACTTTTGCACCAGCGAGAACCACGCAATCGACGTGGCGAAGTACATCTGCCGAGGCCGCAGGTTGACCACTCACGCCGTCCGCTTCAAAACGACTCCGACCGCAGCAGCACTTGAGGTGGGTCGTTGCTTCAAGCTGGGACTTGAAACCGTGTCGTATTTGCAGCCGAATAACGGCGCAATCGACTCCGAAGGCAAGATCACCACGACAACTCCGCTCGAGGACGGTACTTATGAGGTGCTGCTGTGGACTGGCACCGAGTCCACCGTGCGGGAAGTCGATCTTGAAGTGACGGGCCAGTCAACTGGTCAGTACAGAAACGCAGCGTTCTGCCTCAAGCAAGCAAGCGTTGAAACCCGCGCCTACAAGGTTCAAAGCTTGGGCTTGGACGAAGACGGCAACATCCAAGTTGACGCGATCTACTTCCCACTTAACGCCAACGGCTATAGCGCCATCGTTGATGGCTGGGACGTTGATTCCAACTGGAACATTCAAGGTCGTATTGGCACCAGCGAGGACAGCGGTACGACCACCAGTTCTTTCACGGGTGTTTCGATTACTGGTCCGGGCAGCGTCACTGTTGACACGGCAGCGACCTATAGCGCACTGGTTAGC